TGCTTTATATTCTTTATGTACTTCATCTCTTTTTAAATTCCAAATAGGTGCTATTCTATCAGATTTTAAATTATCAGCTATTGGATAAGCTTTTACTTCTGTAATATAGACTCTTCTATTTTCTGTTAAAAATGAACTTACAGCTTTCATTGTTTCAACACTATCAAAAGTTGTTAAAAGTGCATACCACTCTTTGTCTAAATTTTCATTTAACACTTCTTTCAATTTATCCTCAATTTTCTCTTGTCCACTTACAGTAACTCCAACTATACCAAAAAAGTCAGGTTTTAATATATTCCCATCTCCATCTCTTTGCCCTAAAAACTTTTCCACTAATTTATATACTTTTGAATTGTTTCCAAAATCATTAGCAACATCTTTAGAGTTCATATAATACTTAAAATCTGCATTCTTATCATTTGTAACTATAAGAGTTTTGTTAAGTGCTGCTATTGTTAAATTTAACTCTTGTTCTAATGTAACTTTTACTGGTTCTCTATATACTCCCATTATTCTTTCCTCCTTGCTATCCTGTTTCTATGCTTTTCATTAACTAATAATTCTATTTCTTTTATTAGTTCAAGTTCTCTTTCTTTTGTTATCTTCATATATTCAAAAACTATGTCAAAACTACAACGATATTCATATTTAGCATTAATTAACTCATTTAATGATTTTATTTCACTACTTTTTACAACTCCTGCTTCTATTCTTCCAATTTCTCTTCTTGTATTAAAAAGAATTAACTCTTTTAGTTCAGTTGAATTTTCCAAAGCCTCTTCTTGTGTTTCAGAATATACATCAAATTGAAGTCTTGCCATTATTCTATATTCTGTTGTTTCAAGATATTTTTCATCTTTTTTTACATATTCTCTTTCTGTATACCCTCTAAAATCAGCACTATTTATATTTAAAACTTGATAAGTTGCATAGGGCTTTTTTGGAGGCTTTTTATCAGTAAAAGCTGGGATAATTTGGATATTACTCATTTTATTAAGCAGTTTAATTATAAGGTTAATCATCTTTTGTACTCCTTTTCAAAATATAGCTTTTTATATCAGCTAAATAATCAAAGTCAGTTATTTCGATTATTTTAAATTCTTCTTCTCTTAAAATAGCAATATCTCCTTCTTTTAGCTTCTCTTTTGTAAATAACTCCATATCTTTAAGAGTTATTTCGCCTTGTGGATAATATTTCAAAGTGTCAGATGAAATAGGCATATATACACCTTTTATAATCTTTTCTTTTTCTTCATCAGCTATATATTTTCCTTTTTCCCATCTTCCTTTAGCTTTTGAAATAACTTTTATATTTGTTATGTGCTTACTTAATAAAATAACTTTATCCATTTTATACATCCTTAAAATCTGACAAATATTCTATTGTCCCATTTTCATTTACTATTTGATATCTAATTGACTTGATTAAAAATCTATTGTCAATAAGTGGCTTTGTGTTATTAGCTTGTCCATTTTTAGTTTTTATTTTTAAAGTCTTTGGATCATTAGGAACTGCCCAGGTCTCAGCTGTGGCAATACTTTGAATAATTAATCCTCTTATAGTTTCTCCTATCTCCATAAGTGCTTCTTTTCCACTTTTCTCTCCTTTTATAACCTTCATAGATGCTGTTTGAATTAAGTTTGAAATTATTGCTCTATTATTATCAAAAGCATTTCTCATAAATGGACGAGCAGGCATACTAGAAGTCCCATATTCATTGTATATAGCATATTCAAGAATAGTTGTTTTTTTATTTTCTCCAGTTAAACTTTTATCAATAGCCAATATCCCTATTTCTACTTGTCTAGTTGCTAAATATTCAATTTCTTTTAATGCTTTTACTATCATATTTCTACAACTCCAAACAAATCTCTAACTCCTCTTATAAAGTTATCTGATTGTTCTACTTTATTTAAAAAGGTATAATTTATTCCTCTTATTCCATAACTCTTTAAACCTTCAGCATTAGAAACTTCTTCCTTTATGATTGAGCAGATAAACATTAACATATTTTCAGGTAATTCATCATAGCCAGCTATGTATTCAATTTCCACATAAGAATCTGTTGTTATAATTTCATCAAATATTACTTTTCTATTTACATAACTGAAAGGGAGTTTTTTACACCCTCTTTTAGCGTTCAATACCCTTTCAATTTTCTTTCTAGGTAAGAATACATAGTTTTTATTAAGTCCACTAACTAAACTCGTTATTTGCCCTTTTAGGAGTTCGTAGCCTAATATTCCCTCTATCTTTTTTATTACTGCATTAATATAAAAATTTAAAAGTTTTTCATCTTCAATATTAGTGAGTATTTTAGCAATTTCTAAATCATATTTAATTCCCATGCTATCTCCTTGCTATAACTTTAAGAGGGAATAATCCCTCTTAAATTACGCTTTTTTAACTATTTTTATAATATTTTCAGGTAATTGAACTCCGAAGCCTACACCTTTTTCCATGTAATATTTTGTATATCCCTTAGAAGTTACTTTATCTTCTAGTCTCATTGTCATAGCATTATTTTGGATTCCCATTACTGCTGTACTTAAATCAGCAAATACTCCAACAATATCTGTTCCAGCTGTTGCTGTATCTATTCCTTTAAGCTCTGCATTTTCTGAATCAACAAGTACTACTGGTCTTGACATTAATGTTCTAGTAGTCCCAGTGTTTAAGTCTGTAAGATAAAAATCTTTTTGACTATTTTTAAGTTTTGCTATTCTTGCCCAAGTTTCTGGAGAAAAATACCATTTTGCTTCTTTTGCTATTGCTTCTTTCATTGAATAATATGCTGTTATTATAGAGTCAACAAATGTTGTGTCATCTGTTGTATCAAATTCAACTTTTTTCTTAACAGATGTATCTTTTAATATTCCTGTTGGCATATTTGCCCCTGTTCCACTAAATAAGGCATCTGCTAATCTTAAAGATAAAGCATATTCAACTCTTTTTAGTAAGAAATTAGCATATCCCACAAAATTTGTTGCTAACAATTTATTTGTAATTTTAGGCATTGCATATAATTGATGTATAGCAATACTTAAATTTTCAAGTTTTGAAGCAGCAGTTTCTTTTCTGTTTTCTTCTTCACCAACCCAACCAGTTTCTGGTAATCCTGCAATTTCTCTTGGAATTGTAAGACTTCCATCTGTTATAGGTATAAAAGTAATATCTGCTAAAACTGGATTAATATCTGTTAATCTTTCTAAGATTTTATTGACATATTGAGTTTTTACAGCTGCAGAAGTGTTTGTTGTACTTGCTGGATCTGCAAAAGTTACTTCTGTTGATTCTGTAAATACTACATCGGCTGATTTCCCTGTTTTTTCAACTGTTTGTATCATTGCACTAAATTGTTCAGCAGCTGTCACTTCTTTTTGTGTTGGTTTAAAATCTACTTTTAATCCTTTAATAATTTCATTAAATTCATTCATTTGCTTTTCAATTTCAGCTTTAAATTCTCCATTTAATTCAGTTTTAATTTCTTCAAATTTTATACTAATTTCATTAAATTTTGCTGGTAATTCTTTAATTTCCTTTGATGTACCAGCTTCAAGTAATTCAGTTTTAAAATTTGCTAATAATTCAGCCATTAATAATTTTAATTGTTCCTTATCCATTTGTCCTATTCCTCCATTTTCTCTATTAAATACTCTTGTTACTCTACTTCCTTTTACAGCTCCTTTTGGAGTCAAACTTCCCTCATGAGCATTGAAATTATATATATCTATAAAATAATTATTTCCTTCTGATTTTTCCTTATATTCTTCTATAACTCCACCAACTGACATTTCAAATGAGGCATGCATTTCTTTCATAAAAGAATAAAGTTTTGCTGCTTCTGGATTCAAATAATTCCCATTGGCATCCTTTGTCAAATGAAATTGCCCTATAACTTCAAACCCTTTTTCTGTTTCTTTTCCAGTCAAAGTTCCAATTGGCATTAATTCCCCATAATGGTTATACATTAAAAGTAATTTTTTCCCATCATTTGATTTCATACTTCCTTTTTGAAACCTATATACTCCTTTAGCAGCAGTATTCCCTTGCATATTTACAAGGATTCCAGTAAATTGTCCTTCCTTTTCACTATTTTCTTTAAATTCTTGAAGTTCACAATTAAAATTAATTCCTTCATTATTCCCAAATGATACCTTTTTCTTTATTTTTTTTGGCATCTCTATACTCCTTTTATCTAAAAATAATTAAACAACTGCATCTAACAACTTCCGAAACTGGCAAACTATCCTGATGTGGATATTCAGCCTCTATACCATCTTTTAAAGTCCATTTATAATCTATACTTACCCATTTATTGCTTATAGCTTTATGATGTGGTCTATATGTCTTTTTTCCTCCAATATGTATCCAGCATTTTTCTTTCATCACATTCTTGGCAGTTTCATAACTTGTTGTATTAATGCTCTTACTTGTTTCAGTTCTTGCTATTGTACTGGCTCTTTGTTCTGTCATTCCATTAATATTCTTTACCAGTTCTTTAACCATTTCATTATGTGATAAGCCTTCTTCTTGCCCTGTTGTGATTATCTTATTTAAAATATTTTTTGTTGTTGCTGTCATTTTAGTTGCTTGTTTACCAGCATTTTTTATATTCCAATCTTTTAAAAAATAATCTCTAATACCTTTTATAGTTTTAGATTTTATTGTTTTCTTGTAGATGTTTTGAAAGCCTTTAAAAGTCTCCTCGAATGTATATAAGTAAACTACTTCAAGTCCCTTTTTAAATTTCTTCAAAAGCCATTCATAGTCAATATTTATAATCATTTTTACATCATATTTTTTTGAATTATCTTCAATTATTTTGTCTCTTAATTCTATAAATATCTTTTCTATAATTTTCTTATTTCTTGCACTTAGTCGCCTTTCTAGTGCTTTAATTGCTTTTATCTTTTGAACTTCCTTTTTCATACATCTTCTTCTTTTTCTCCTTCTGTTGTGGCTGGTTCAGTAACTTCCTCTAGTGTCATATCTCCACCACCAATAAGTAAGACATCTCCACCTTTTAGTTGCTCCAAACTTAAATCAGTAAGTGATGATATAATTCTTCTATATTCATTTATTGTTACCCGATTTTTCAAAGGTTCTAATTTCTGAATAATATCCCCTATATCATCTTTCAGTTCATCAGCACCAGACAAGTCATAGTCTATATACTCTCCATTTTTTAAATAATCACTTAACAAGTAATTAAGCCAATTTTTTAAATTATTAAAGAATGGAATTACTGCTTCTCTATATAGTTCTTTTTTAGCTTGTTTTCTATTTTGATAAGTTGAATCTCCTCCACCTACCAGTTCAACTGGGACATCAGCAGCAATGGCAGCTCTTTCATGTGCTTTCTGTTCTGCTGTACTCCAGTCAGCATCTATTGGTGCTTTTGAAGTATCTTGATATTTTAGTCCTGAACCAAGTACCAAAGGACTTCCAGCATTCTCAGATCCAGCATAATGAGCTGAATATTTGCTCCTTATTTCTTCTCTATCTTCCTTATCTACTGCACCTTCTGTTTGAAGGATTCCCCCTGGCTTTCCTAAATTATTTGCCAAGCTCCAGTTCCATTTCCAAGCCTTAAATAAATAAGCTCCAAATATTGCTAATGCATTCTGTTTGCTTCTTCCTTGTCCTATTCCATTTCCACTAACTCCATCAATTATGTTGTCATAGTTCGGAGAAGTAAGCCACATGTAGTTTTTTAATTCGTCCCCAGTTATTGTTTTAGCTGGGTTATGGATTCTTATTTCTCTTATCCTTCTGCCTTCAAAATATACTGTAAAATTATTTGGTGAGTGTATATATAAATCAGGAGCAAGGGAAGGTAACCCTTTTATAAGTTCCAATAAAACTCCATTATTTGAACCTTCTAACCAGACAATTAAATAGTCTATAAAGTCCTGAAATGATGTATTTGGATTAATCATTCTAAAAATCTTATTTAAAATATGATTATCAACTTTTTTCTTACCATCTTCTTTTCCTATATAAATGCCCATTTCTATGTTTTGACAAGCCTTTATTTTTTTCTTAATTGGTAGCATAAAGCCTGGTTGTTCCCATATTGTTGACATATATTCAGATGATTCAAAACTCTTCCCATCTCCAGTCATTACAGAACAATCTTTGAAAAACCAATTTTTAAAAATTTCTCTAATACTCATATACCCACTTCCCTTTTTTCATATCATTAGAAAATGCGTATCTTGTAGCGTCTATTGTATGATTGTTTGAATCACATAAGCGTGGTAATGGATTCCCTTCACGATCAGTGTCATAATCAATCATTTCAAATTCTCTTGATATGTTTGGAGTTCTTTTTGGATCTATTACTATTGCCTCCAAATCAGAAAGCCATTTTTCTCCATATTCAACACTTCCAGCACCTTTTTTTGCTCCCCATGCACTTATGTCATATTCTTTCAATTCATCAATAGACTTAGGTTCAGCACTATCACACATAACCAGTTCATCATAGCCTTTTGAAAGAATATAGTTTGCTAAGTTTCTGTTTTTTAAACCTACTCCATAATACTCATCTAGTGCATAAATAATGCCTTTCTTTTTGTCATAACCCCACCTAACAAATGCAAGTGGATCTACTCCATAACCCCAGTCAACTCCATTTCTAAATTTTTCAAGCCCTGCAATCTCTGTTGCTTCTATCTCTCTTATCTCTAAATTAGGGAATGGAACAAGCCCATTGCCTATTGGTTCTCCCATATATACAAGTCTATATTTTGTTTCATCTTTTGCTTTAACTGCTTCAGCTTCTTTTATAAACTCTTCTGATATATGTGGATTTTCTAAATATGTTGAATGATGCACATATACATTATTTTCTATGAAAGAATAATTATATTTTTTATTTACCCAGTTATGCTTCATTTTCGGAGGATTGTAAGAAAAGAATCCTTTGTAAATAAGTCCTTTTTCTAATTTTCCTCTAAATATAGAATTTAAAACTGTTTCAACTTCATCTTCATTCTTAAACTCTGCAAGTTCTTCAAACCAGTAACGAGCAACTGGAAATTGTGCCTCTTTTATAGATTTACTTTTTTGTGGATCATCTACACCCATAAAAATGAACTTATTACCTCTCTCTTTGTAAATGATTTCAAGAGGACTAAGTTTATATTCAAAATATTCCTCTACTCCTAAAAATTTAATAGCCCATTTTATTTGCTCATATACTGATTTTCTAAGTGTTTCTCCTACTTTTCTAAAACAAATAGTATTAACTGGGTATTGCATTAAATCAACAACTAAAATCAAAGCAATATTAGTTGATTTTGCTGAACCTCTTCCACCTTTACAAATTAAACGAGTGTATTTATTACTTTTCCAAGCTAAATAAAGTGGATAAAATCTAGGAGTTAATAAGTCTGATATTTTAAGTTGCTTTCTCTTCTTCTTTGATGTCATCAACTATTAGCACCCCTCTTTCTTCTTCCTCAGTATGTTGTTTTTCCTTCTTTTCCTTTTCTCTTCTTTTATCCATTTTTTCTAAAACATTTGCTATTTTAATCAACGAGTCAGCAACTTTTGGATCAACCAATGTTTGAGGATTTTCAATAATATTTAAAAGCATTTTTTTATGTGCTTCATCTAAGATTTCACCCATATCATCAACTGATAATTCTTTCAGTTTTCTTGCCTCTTCAAACTCTTCTTTATTTTCTTTTATCCATCTGTAAACAGTGGCTTTACTCTTATTTAAAGCACTAGCTATTTCATCTATACTTTTATTATCTGCATACATTCTTTTAGCTTGTACTAACTCTAACTTCATAAAAGCACCTCCATTTTTTATTTTATTAAGCAAAAATACTCTGCTTTATTTCCTAGTTTTCCAAACATTTGTTTTTTATATTCTTTTATAATAAATTTACATTTAAAGTTTTCTTTTAATAACTTAGATAGATTATTATCTACACTTCCAAATACAAGAAATACATTGTTTTTATTTTGATTTCTTTTAATAAATTCTATAAGTCTTGCATCATCTTTTATTGACCAGTCTATACCTTTATCGTCTGCATAGTTATAGCCTATAAAACCTTCCTCTC